ATTTGTATCAACCAACTGCAGGTGCGGTGAGTGCCACAGGAGTGGACTCAGCAGCAGCAAGGTCAAGAGGGAAGTTGTGAGCATTACGCTCATGCATGACTTCCATGCCCAGACCAGCGCGGTTGAGAACGTCTGCCCAGGTGTTGATCACTTTGCCTTGGGACTCAACAATCGACTGGTTGAAGTTGAAACCGTTGAGGTTGAACGCCATAGTGCTGACGCCAAGAGCAGTGAACCAGATGCCGACAACAGGCCACGCAGCGAGGAAGAAGTGCAGAGAGCGTGAATTGTTAAAGGATGCATACTGGAAGATCAGACGACCAAAGTAACCATGAGCGGCGACAATGTTGTAGGTCTCTTCTTCTTGACCGAACTTGTAGCCATAGTTCTGGGACTCGTTCTCAGTGGTTTCACGAACCAGTGAGGAAGTAACCAGAGAACCGTGCATTGCACTGAACAGTGAACCACCGAAGACACCTGCGACTCCCAGCATGTGGAAGGGGTGCATCAGAATGTTGTGCTCTGCTTGGAAAACAAGCATGTAGTTGAACGTACCAGAGATTCCAAGAGGCATTGCATCGCTAAACGAACCTTGACCAAACGGGTAAACAAGGAAGACAGCGGACGCGGCAGCGACGGGAGCGGAGTAAGCAACACAGATCCAAGGGCGCATGCCCAGACGATAGGACAATTCCCACTCACGACCCATGTATGCATAGATACCGATGAGGAAGTGGAAGACTACGAGTTGGAAAGGACCACCATTGTAAAGCCATTCATCGAGAGATGCTGCTTCCCAGATGGGGTAGAAATGAAGTCCAATTGCGTTGGAAGAAGGAACAACTGCACCAGAGATGATGTTGTTACCATACATGAGTGAACCAGCGACTGGTTCGCGGATGCCATCGATGTCCACAGGGGGAGCAGCGATGAAGGCGACGATGAAGCAGATAGTTGCTGCCAACAGAGTTGGAATCATCAGGACGCCAAACCAACCGACATACAGACGGTTGTTGGTAGAAGTGACCCACTCGCAGAAAGATTCCCAAGTGGAGACGCCAGGACGGCGTGAAAGAGTTGAAGTTGACATTTGAAAAAGGGTAAAGTAAGAGTGCGGGGAACACTGAGTAAAATATTCCTGTGACACCCTCCGCCACAGGTATGAGAGACTGTTGTTTAGACACGCTGTTTAGTCTCGGTGAGGCGTGTTACAAAGGATTATAAAACGTTACGTTTCGTAACCCGTTGATGTATTTATAATACTACGGTTTCCACGACCTGTCAACCCCCCTGGCAAAAAAATACCCCGAATTTTTTTCGGGGTCAAAAGGAAATGAAAAGTCGATTTTGGTTTAGACAAACATGCCTCGGTCACTCATGTACTGGAGTGCTTCTTTCATACTACCGATGTGTTTGTATCCAATATTAATTTGGGGATAGGTTGCCTCTTCACCGAACTCTGTATTGAATGCTTTTTGATCAAAGTGTTTCCCCAGTTTGTATTCTAAAAATTCTCCATCAAGAGATTTGAGAAGCATTGCCATACGCTCACACTCTTGACTACCGTTGCTATAGATTACTACTGTATTCTTCATTTGTTTTCGTGGTTGAATTCGATAACAATTTTTTCGTGGTGCGTAGTCCTATCTGAGCAGTAATAATATGATGCTTTACCATCTAAGAGTTGCTCAATACTTTTGACAAGATTCTCAGCAATTACTCTATGGGTTGCTGTTCTCCAGTCTCCAGTAATCTGTGGTTCGTTTTCAGTCACGTTGTCTCCAGTCATCAGGTTTATCTTGCTTGAACCAATCTACAATTTCATCTGCTCCATCAAACCCCGTTTTGTAATTAGATGGGTCGGGGTCTCCTAGTCCCATCTTATTCATAAAATCATCCATACTGCCCTCCTCAATGTCTTGAGCAGCCTGGCGACGTGCTTTGTTCAACCAATCTCGGGCAGTAGTATAACGCTTCGCTAGTTTCTCTGCCCAGATCATATCGTCTAACTGTACTTCCTCCTTGTTAGCAATTTTATTACAGATAAATTCCAATCTTAGTCTGTATTGGGTTGAGAGCATGTTTCTTTTACCGCTGTAATATAATGTTCTATTTGATTGATCCTGTTGAATTCTCTATAGGCTGCCTCAGAACGAACGTGGAGAATATCTGCAATATCATCCACGATGACAGACGGATCTGTACCATCATCTAGGTACTTTTCGATCGCTTCCTTCAAATATCTATGCCTGTGCCACTCTTGTGAATAAGGTTTGTAGTTCATAATGTTTTTGAATTCATGGTTTATTTATCGATGACCTCGATACGATCTAGGAATCGACCGCAGTCAGATTGAAACCAGATCAGTTGTGCATTCATGTAATTGTCTACGACCAACTCTTTACCATCGTTACTGATGATTTTATATTGATGGCGGTCATATGGTTCAAGACTAGTGCAGGTAAAGTACCTAGGGTCGTCTTCAGTAATCAGATCCATCTTCTAATTCATCCTCGTAGGTTGAAGGTTCATCAAAGAGCTGGTCCATTTTCATTTTCTTGGCTCTTTCCTGAAGTATATCATACTTGTCCTTAAATTTCAACACCAGCAGTCTCTCTCCATTGTAATCCTTCATCTCAGGATGATCCTTTGGAGGTATCTTAGGGTCTTGTCGCCACCCATGGGAGTCATGCATGATAAACCACCCATGAATGAACATAGTTATCCCTATGCACAGGAGTACAAACCATGGAACAAGATAGATTATTGAATGGTGAGATTCAACCATGGGAACAGCGGTGGAATTACTCCAATAAGTCGAAGCAGACCCTCAGCAAAAAGTGCAAGAACAACCCACCCGACACACATACTAATAATTGAAGCATTACGATTATGTTTTCGTATGGCATCATCAATCATCTCCTTTACATCTTCTTTTGTTGCCCAGTCTGGGGTCGGAGGTAGTTTCTTGAATCTATTTCCGATCATCGTTTTGTACCTCGTTGAATGACTTCCACTCACCGTTTTTGTAAACCATAAGGTCTCTCTCCAAACGTTTCTTCATGAAATACATTCTAAGTCTGACCCACTGCCAGCGCAACGTAATATCAATATATGCAAACACTCTGAGGGTTGCCTCTACACCTGCATAGGCAATCATTAAAACTACAATTGCAACGCAAAGGTAAAGTGCTATCACTCAGGGACCTCCCAGTCAGATAGAAGTGTTCTTAGATTCTGTTCTCTCTTTGCCCAACCATCTCCTTTGGTCTTTCCTTTGGATGGATTGATACAAGTCTCATGACCCATCTGAGCGTTGTCGCAGATAAGACTTGCTAGTTGTTCTTCATCACCCAGATTTCCTGTGCCATTCCAATAGTGTTGTCCATTGATCCATTTTGCCTCGCAATGAGGGCATTGTTTTTGATTCATTGACGGTATTCCTCCAGTTTGTCTAGTACATAATTTAGATAACGATGAGCTAAATCCCTTTCGTTCGGACCATAGTTATGCTCTTCGGCATAAAGTTGGTGTTTCAACTTATGGAGAAAAGGAATCAGATCTACTTTTGTTACACTGTTGCGACTCATGATACAGTCAAACTGGTAGTACTGTCAAGTCTAGAAAAGAGACTTATTTGTTATTTAGATCAAACAAGAAAGTTTGTATATATTTGTCAGCAAATGTTTGAGAATAATAACTTTTCAGTATGCCGTGTGCTGGATCGTTAGCTGCCATGTGTACATCATATTCTACTTGGTAATTCTCTGTTGTATCCATTTGTACTGATTTACTCAAGCATTCCTTGTAACGATTCAAGAACATCTCGTTCATCTCAAGGTATTCATTATAGAAATCATTATCTGTTTTCTTGATCCAAAACTTTCTTGAGAAGAATCTTGTTAGATCATAGAACTTTGAATTATCTTTATCTCTATCTGGTAGATCTCCTAGGTAATCAAGAATATATTTCTGCTCATACTCTTCATCGTTTCTTACTGGATGGAAATCTGTAGCACCAAAGAATTTCTTACCACCTATCCTCAAATATTCTGTACCAAAGATAGGAGTTTCATAATTAAACTCTGGGTAGATAACAAGTGTAGTTGCAGTAAACTTATCTTTGATATCAAGTTCACATAACCTTATACGTCTACACCTGTCTGCTGTCCAAGATCCACTTTGAATTCTTGCGTTATCATTTTCTACAACTGGATCAAGCCAGTCAGGTAAATCTGTTTCTACTAAATCAAAAACTGAGTTGAGTAATTCGTACACAATAAAAAAGCACCTATAGTATTTACTATAGATGCTTGATTATTATTCAACTACTTCTGTTTCTGATACTGGAATCTCTTCCTTTTTGACTCGTTTCAGAAGACAACGTTCTTTATCAACAAAGAACCATTCAACACCATCACCTTCTTCCCATTCAAGTAAGTCAAACAATTGCTTTGGCATATTGATTTGAACAAACTCTGGGTTTTCAATAACCTCAGTTACTCCTTCTTCAGAAGCACCAACTTGTTTTACAGTCATAATCTCTGGGAATTTACTATGTATTATAGCATGTATTTATGGAGTTGGAACGGTGGCGGGAATTAGTTTACCACCACCAGGACCATCGTTGTCATCGTCAATCTCGTCAGCAAAGATAACTGCCCAGAAAATAAATGCTCCGATCAGTGTTGCTGCGAGGACTAACATCAGAATACTCCAGGAATGATCTGACCAGTAGTCAGGTAGGAACCAACGGCGGCGACAAAACCAACCATTGCTGCGCGAGCGTTGAGGATCTCTGCCTCAGGGGTGAATCCGAATTTCATTGTTTGTTCTCCTGTGTTTTGTTGATAATGATGACACGTTTGCCATCGTGTGTGAATTGCAACTCATCGTCAGGATGCCACAGTAACTCTTCGTACAAGTCGTCAAGTTTCTGAATGTCTTCCCAGAGTGCGTCAGGGTTAGGCATATTGTTCAATTAATGTTCTAAGGTTTTGAGTAATCTCCATACCTCCAGTCTTCTTTTCCAAGAGCAATCCATTAGGAGAAGTGACAACTAATACAGGTGTGGCAGTAACGCCATATTCTTTTGCGAGGTCTAAGTTCTCCTGGGGAATGGGAGTGCCGCTGAAGTCATCCAAGTCTACCTTTTCAATAACGTCAGTGTTGTAGTTTACTCTAGAGATATACCTGTCAACCAACATACATGGTCCACAAGATTCTTTTGAGAAGAGGTAAAACTTATTCATCGACATTTGCTTTACTTGGAACGAATGGGTCGCGTGATTTATTCTTGATCACAATGAAGGCATCTTTGTTGTACTTGCGTGTACCCTTTTTGGGAGACCACTTAGTATCATGCCCTTCAATTTCGTAAACAGATGATCCTGCAATCTCTACTACGATGTGGTCTCTGAGCATGTCCCACCCAAGGGTGGTGTATGCATTTATCAGTGACTCTTCGGTGAACAGATTGTCAGACATCACATGTTCCTCTGGATCGAGACTACCGTGCATTTTTCAAATCAAAAGATTCCAAAGAACAGTTTACCAGTAATGGCGTAAGAAAGCAAGCCCGATACAATACCCATCATCGCCCAGCGACCATTATACATCTCACGCTGTTGCATGGGAGAAAACAGTCCCTTACGATTGTAGTCTTCGACTACCATGGGAGGCTCTTTTGCGAACAGATTATTCTGTCCATACTCATTGGTCGTTACAGTCATTTACCTATTGTTGTAATTCTTTACATAGTATATAGTAAAAAAGCACCCCTGTCAAGGGGTGCAATGTAGTGATTTATACCTAAATCACTTTAGAGTTTCGACTGCTGTCAGTGCTTTCTGACGAAGGTCCTCAGGAAGAGGCACATAACCAAGAGCGTCTGCTTTACCCTGTTGGGTAGGCGTCAGCATCCAACGGAGCATGTCCTTCACATCATCATTCTTCTCATACTCAGGATACGCTAGGATCCAAGTAAGGGAGACAATAGGGTATGCATTGGCACCAGCAGGGTTAGCGTCAGCACCACGAAGCTGATCGTCCA